AAGCGGATCTGGCCAAAGGGAAAAAGCAACTTACTGCGCTGCAGAACTACAAAGACCAGGAAGCCAAGATTCGGCAAGCCATGCTGGATAACGATTCGAGGCTGGCGGATGACTCAGCGGCGTTACGTGCCAAAGAACTGTCGAACATCCAGGCGTACTACGAGACGCTACAAAAACAATTGCAGACGGCGCAGGCAGGCGAAGATGCCAAAACGCTCAATATCGGGCGGGGAGCGCGTGAAGGACAGCTTAATACGCAGATCAACGGCATCCAGCAGCGCTACAACGCGCAGTCCACCGGGCTGCAAAGTCAGCTTAATCGTAATCAAATCAGTCCGGATCAGTATGCGACCGAGCTGGCAATGCTGCAAAAAGCCGAAGATCAACAGGTCCAGATCGTCAAAGACGGTTACGACCAGGTGTCGGCCGCGCAAGGTAACTGGCTCAATGGCGCCACCAGCGCACTCGACAACTATCGAGACCAAGCCTCCGATGTAGCCAATCAGACTGCGACGCTGTTTACCGATGGCTTTAAAGGCATGGAGGATGCGGTCCTCAAGTTCGCGCAGACTGGGAAGCTCAATTTCTCGTCATTCGCCAGCAGTGTCCTCACAGACCTGGAGCGGATCGCGCTGAAGCAGGCCGAAGTACCTCTGCTGGAATACATGGGCACGGGGTTGGCTGGCATGTTCGGTGGCCCCACCGCATCGGCTGTGGGTCTTGCCGGCGCTCACGCTATGGGTGCCTACGCCGACGGCGGCTATATCGTAGGGCCGGGGTCGGCCACCAGCGACAGTATCCACGCCAAGCTATCGAATGGCGAGTTCGTGGTTAACGCTGCCGCGACAGCCAAGAATCGCGGGATGCTGGAGTCGATCAACTCCGGTGCCGGCGTCGACGCTTGGCAGCATTTCGCAACGGGCGGCTACGTCGGTTCATCGCCGGTCATGAAATCCGGTGAGGCGGCAACGGTGTCGGTTAGCCCAACGATTGTGGTGAATGGCGCTAACGACGCCGGTACTTCGGCTTCGGGGGCTGCTGCGGCCAACAAGACAATGAGCGATGCCCTGACTTCAAAGATCAAGGACACCATCGAGCGTGAAACGCGACCGGGCGGCATCATTTGGAAGCGTATGAAAGGAGTCGGCTCATGAAAGAGGTTTTCACCTGGTCGCCCGCACCCGAGGTGCAAGGCGACGCGGAGTTCGCGACATCCGATGCGACGTTTGGCGACGGTTACACCCAGTCGGCCGCTGCCGGATTGAATAACTGTTCCGATACCTGGCCGTTGACGTTTACCGGTCGGGAGCAAAAGATTAAGCCGATCCGGGATTTTTTGAAATGGCACGGCGGATACAAATCGTTTTATTGGACTCCGCCGTTAGGCGAACCCGGTCTTTACCAGTGCAAGAAATTTAGCTTGGTTCCACACGGCGTTGGGGCGTACACGCTGATCGCTGAATTCAAACAGGTATTTTCGCCATGAGCTATATCGGTGATGTGCAGACTTTGGAGCCGGGCACGGAGATTCTGTTGTTCGAGCTGGATGCAAGCGCGATCAACGGCGACATCGTGCGTTTTTATGGCGGTCATCCGATCGATAACCAGTCGATTATTTGGCAGGGAAACAAGTATGCGCCTTGGCCGATAGAGTTGGATGGTCTGGGCATGACCGGCGACGGTCAGCAGCCGACGCCGACAATCAAGGTGGGTGACATCGATGGATCGATTTCATCACTGTGCTTCTATTTCAATGACCTGGTCGGTGCAAAAATCGTGCGCCATCGCACGCTTTCGCATTACCTGGATGCCGCGAATTTCCCTGGAGGGAATACTCAAGCAAGCCCAAGCGAGGGGCGGGTCGATGCGTTTTATATCCAGCGGAAATCGAATCAAATCCCCGGCGAACAGATCGAATTCGAATTGTCGTCACCGCTCGATTTCAACGGCATGCAATTACCCGCGCGGCAGATCATCCAGAACGTCTGCCCCTGGCTGGCGATTGGCGGCTATCGCGGCGCGTACTGCGGCTATACCGGTTCGGCGTATTTTGACAAAAACAATAATCCCGTCGCCGACCCTGCGCTGGATGTGTGCGCCGGACGGCTCAGCTCGTGTAAATGTCGGTTTGGTGAAAACAACCCGCTGCCATTCGGTGGATTTCCAGCCGCTGGATTGATTAAGGGGTGAGCATGCAATCAACAACGCTTGAGGCAATTCGGGCGCATGCCGCTCGTGAGTACCCACGAGAATGCTGCGGCTTGGTGATAGTCGAGCGTGGACGTGAACGCTACGTGCCATGCCGCAATTTGGCGGTAAGCGCGAGTGAGCATGTGATTGTTTCGCCCGAGGATTACGCGCTGGCGGAGGATAGAGGCGAGATCCTGTCGGTAATTCACTCCCATCCCGACTATCCGGCCACACCCAGCGCACTCGATAAGACCAGTTGTGAGGCGTCTGGATTGCCTTGGACCATCATTTCCTGGCCCTCGGGTGATCTTCACACCTTCGCCCCGTCCGGCTATCAGGCACCGTTGCTGGGTCGACCATTCGCGCATGGCGTACTCGACTGCTATCAATTGATTGTCGATTGGTATTGGCAGTATCGCGGGGTGGCTTTGCTGCAGTTCACGCGCCGTGATGATTGGTGGTTGTCCGGCGGTGATCTGTATATGCAGCACTACGCCGAGGCCGGGTTCTCGCCCAGGCCCGACGACGAGTTCGAAATAGGCGATGTGATTGTGATGCAGATTCGCTCCCCGGTTGCGAACCATGCCGGGGTGTATATCGGCGATGGGTTGATGCTGCACCATTTGTATGGTCGTCTGTCGTCTCGGGACGTCTATGGCGGTTATTGGGCTGACAACACGCGGCTCGTGCTGCGCCATACGAGCCAAGCTTTAGCAAAGTAACTTTCGCAGTAGTCAATCCCATCCCTTGAGTTCATCTCAATCGGTCCGCCAATTGCGGACCTCTTTGCATTTGAAGCTATGAATAATCAACTTCGCACGATCCGGCTATACGGCAAGCTTGGCACTCAGTTTGGACGCGTCCATTATTTTGACGTTGCAAGTGCCGCAGAGGCTGTGCGAGCACTGGGCCAGATCGATGGCTTTGAGCGCGCAATGATGTCGAGCAAAGATTGCGGCATCGCCTACGCGGTCTTTATCGGTAAGCGCAATCTTTCCGAGCGTCAGCTTGATCAACCACCTGGGCGAGAGGATATTCGCATCGCCCCGATTCTGCTTGCCGCAAAGCATGCCGGCTTGTTTCAGACGATCCTCGGCGCTGCTTTGGTATTTGTCGGTGCTGTCGGAGAAACAGTCGGCCAGGCGGTCGGCGGCGGCTTGTGGGGATCGGCTGCGATCAATCTCGGGATTGCCATGGCTGTTGGTGGAGTAGTTCAAATGCTCACGCCAACTCAAAAAGGCTTATCGACCCAGGATAGCGGGGCGAATACGGCTTCGTATGCGTTCAACGGCCCCGTCAATACGACGGTGCAGGGCAATCCGGTCCCTTACCTTGCTGGCGAAATGATCGTCGGGAGCGCCGTGATTTCAGCCGGCATTTATGCGGAGGACAAAGCATGAGCAAAGGTGGTGGCAGCACGACTTCAACGCCGGTACAGACCCCGGACAGCCTGCATTCAATCGCCTACATGCGCGCCCTTGATTTGGTTTCCGAGGGCGAAATCGTCGGCCTGGTCAATGGCTTGCAATCCGTCTATTTTGACCGGACGCCCTTGCAGAATCCCGATGGCACACTGAATTACCAAAACGTTACAGTCGACGTGCGCACCGGAACCCAGGATCAAGATTACATCTCAGGTTTCCCAAGCGTGGAAAATGAGATCGCGGCGAATGTTGCACTGACCTCGGTTGCTCCGTGGGTGCAGGCGATTAGCGATCTGGAGTTGTCCGCCGTGCGTATCCGCTTGTCGGTCGACCAGCTCCAGGCCGATGACAGCACGACAGGCGCGATCACGGGTTATCGCATCGAATACGCGATTGATGTGTCAACGGATAACGCGGCGTTTATCCAGGTGCTCGATACCGCGTTTGACGGCAAGACCACGAGCAAATACGAGCGCAGTCACCGCATTGAATTGCCGGCGGCGAACCTGGGCTGGTCGATCCGCGTCCGGCGTCTGACGCCGAATCAAAATAGCGCCCTGATCGCCGATGCCGTGGCGATTGAGTCCTATACCGAAGTGATCGACGCCAAGCTACGTTATCCGATGAGTGCGGTGATCGGTGTGCAGGTCGACGCCTCGCAGTTCAGTTCGGTACCGACCCGCGCCTATCATTTGCGCGGACGCATTATGCGGGTGCCGACCAACTACGATCCTGAGCGGCGCGTCTATTCGGGCA